ATAATTCTATATGTCCAAGTAAAATAAAAACGACTATATTTTGGTGTAACTATATTTATTCTTGAACTTCTTGGTAATCCATCATTTTGACCCCAATGTTCTGGTGTTAATCGAAAAACCCTCACGTAATTTGAGCTCGTATCAGCAGCAAAATCGCTTGTGTAATTATATGTATATATCTTTGTTCCCTCTCTATTATCTCCAGCCCCTACTCCATGAATCCCACTTGTAAAATCGCTATTGCTTTGCCAACAACTTAATGTTCCGTCTTCAGTTCCCACATGTTCTATATCAGGCAATAAACTATACTGTAACCCATTATCTATAAACCAAGGATTATTCATCGTTTCCCATACATAAAAAAATAATTCTATTCCATGACGTCCTGGACTTAATGTTGCACCATTTGCAAGTATGGGATATTCTAATGTTATTCCTGATGTCGGACCAGCATAACTGGGTTTATTGCTACCTGTAACCGAATCCAAATTATCCAATAAATTTTGAGAAACTTTCCTTAATTCTTCTATTGCTTCATCTGGTATTTTCATACTCACATAATCCAGCTGTCCTTGGTAATTAGAGCTTTCTTTATAATATTCTATTGATTCGGGCATAATATTTTTCTGCATTTTCATATATAATTGCATTTTATGTGTAGAAGATGTTGGCGCTCCTACACTATAAACAGTTCCGTAAATGCTATTATCTCCTACAAAATCTTCTTTATAAAAAATAACCTCGCCACTCACATCTTCGGTATAACTTTCTGCTAATAATATTTTTATTGAAAAGCCCAAATATTCATCTTCGGTTATTGTTTTTTTTTGCGCTTCCAATAACGTCATATATTCTGGATTAAATGAATATACTTTCCCACCCAATACCCTTTGTTGCCATTCTATATATGGATATCCTCTATTATATTCTATCGTCCCCATCGTACTTGATAAATCTAACCATATTATTGGATTATCTCTTTCATCTACTTCTTTATAATATAATTCTTTATAAGCTGCTACTTCTGTTGCATTTGCTGACATATATTAATTACGAATAATTAATTATTCATTATTTACAATTAATTATTTATATTAAAATCTCCATTGATTTCCACAATTTAAACAACTCACAAACGTCGTTATAGGCTCATCTGCGGACCTTGTTTGCATTTGATAATAAGTACATTTTCTCTTTTTACATTTATAACATTTAAATTCATCTGTCGCCGCAGCATCATTCATTTCACCCATATTTTTATCTTTTTGAATCTTACTATTTATTAATTCTTCCCATATATCCATGTTTAATTCTTGATGCGACATCATTGCTAAATCATATGTTTTTATTTCTCCATTTTTTATTTTTTTTATTAATTTTTTAGAAGAAGAATTCTTAAATAAATTCATCCAAATACTTCTAAATTTGTCTTTGTATAATAAAACAAAATACGGATTCTCCCATTTTCGGATTATTTTTCTCTTTTTACTTTCCTTTATTGTATGATTATATAACCCTATCTCAAAATTTTTTGCCCTATCATCATCTAAATGTAGCTTCTCTTTTATGCTATTTTTTATATTTTTTCTAAACTCTACCACATCAATACAACCTGACATATTAATTTAATTAATATTTTATTTTTAAATCAATTTTATTTTAATCTTCATCGGTATCAATAACATTCTCCTCTTCTAATTCAGATGCTATATATGAATCTTCGCTGTCATATTCGCTGGCATCTTCATCTTCGTCATCTGTTTCATCTTCGTCCTCACTATCAACAACAACATATTCTTCTTCACCTACTAAATCTTCTTCTTCTTCTTCTTCGTCCCCTTCATCATCTATTATTTCTTCCTCGCTCTCTACTACAAATCCATCTTCTTTGGAATAACCTTCTTTTGTTAATAATTGTGGATCTATTTCTTCCTCTGAAGAAAAACTATCTTCTTCGCCCAAATCTTCAAACCCACCATATAATTTATTATAAAATTTTTCCCATTTTTCTACTGTTAATGGTAATAAATCTTCCAAATCATATTTATTTTCTTCTTTATGTAAAACAACCAATAAAGACCCAAAATATAATTCAGTATCTATCGGTGGCGGTAACTCGCATTTATTTTCTGTATTCCCCCTTCCTTTATTTCTTGCAAATACACTTATATATCTATTCTCATTCTCGTCTTTAACCTTCCAAGTATTACGCAATCCAAAATCTTTGACATTTCTAAAATTACATTTTTTGTAATATTCCTCACATTTCACATTCATATTAATTTGTTTTTTATTATTTTGTTTATCTACTACTATGCACTGAACAGACATTTATTATTCATATTTGAAAACGGTTTAAATGGTTTTTATTATAAATTATTAATTATGTTTCAATACTTATTTGATAATTTCGATATTCCGTCCATTAATACTACTACTATACAAAAATTAAAAGACCATTTTCATCATATTGAAAATAATGATACACATATTCTTTCTGAAAATGGTTTATATAAAATTATTAATGATAAAATATATAAATTTTCATTCTGCGAACAGAAAAATATTATAAAAATACCCTTTCAAAAAACTCATTTGATTAAACAAAACAAACCATTTATAAAAAATAAATACCCAGAAAATTGGTTACCGCCCAATCATCAATCACTTCATTTTAAAACACATATTTTTAAACATTGTCCAAAATCCAATACAGAACTTCATATTGTTTATCAAGATAATAATGTTAACGACCTTTTTATATTATCCAGTTTAAATGAAAATCAACATTCTTTTAAAGAAGATTTGGAATTATTTTATCGTATATTAATCTAATTATGATTTTCTGGACTATACAACAAATTATTCTTTCTGTTACAATTATCGCTTGTGCTCATTATATTTATGTGTATTTTAAAAATAATTTAACCGTTCCTAAAACAAAAGATTTAGTAAAAAAACCTATTCAACAATACAAAGAAATTTATGAATCAATCTCGCAAAATTCACATAATTCTGATAATATGAAAACAGAATTAAAAGATTATATTAAACAACTAGCAACCGAGGCTAAAGACAAAAGTAACCCTAATAAATTACCACCCATGCCCACAAATAGTAGCGAAATTAATAGAGAAATTGATAAAGTTGGTAATATGTTTATGAATGGTGGAGGAGGACCAACATTTAGTAGTTATTAAAACCAACTTAAAAAGATTTTTTTTTATTATGTATAATGATTAAAAATAAACTACAGCAACAATCTATCATGGAAAAATTTCCTAATGTAGAACTTTCTTATGAAAAAAATTTATATAAAAAAGTTCAGCATAGTTCAGACATTTATTTAACTATACCCAAGGGGAGAAAATACTTTGCTTGGCTAACTACATACAAATCATCGCCGGCTTGTTTTTTATTAGAATTAAATAAAAATAGAAACTCTATTAATTCTATACAAATTGTCAATTCTTCTTTTAATAAACTACTCACTTTAGGTTCTGGAACAATCTTTTATGGAACATTATTTTCTTTGAATAAAAGTTCTTTTTTTAATATTGAAAATATATTTTATTTTAAAGGTACAGAAATTTCACATATGAATCAACTTAATAAAATCAATCATATATCATATATTTTAAAAAATCATATTAATAATGTCTTATATACATCACAAAATCTCATTTTTGGCTTACCTATTATCGAAACCAATCATAATAAATTGCTTGATATTATTCAAACATTATCATATGATATTTATTGTATACAACATCGTTCTTTGACCAATAATTACCCTTTCAAAAATGAAAGGATTGTAATTGAGAAAAAAATATATGCTGATTTATTGGTCAGACCACATTTACAAAATGATATTTATGAAGTCTTTTCACAGGAAACAAATAAACTTATTTCGCGTGGATTTGCTTATGTTCCTGATTACAAGACCAGTGTTTCTATGAACAAATTATTTAGAACAATTAAAGAAAATAATAATTTAGACGCATTAGAAGAAAGTGATGATGAAGATGAATTTGAAAATATCAGCCCAGACAAATTCGTTGATATGGACATATCTTACGTTATGAACTGTCTTTATTCTAATAAATTTAAATATTGGATTCCTTTAGATATTACCAAATCTTCTATTACCAATGATTCTCAAATATGCGTTAAATATTAAATATCAATTAATATATATATATGCCTGTATCTTCAGAACTTTTAGGAAATACGCAAAATTCATTTCAAACACATGCTCAACGAGGAGCTAATATTGTTATGCGTGGTGGTAAAAAACGCAGCAGAACACGAAAAAAACGTGGTGCTGGTTCGGGTCAAGTATCTATTTATCACTTTAAAAAAGGAAATGATACCAAAGAACTAAAAGATAGAACGTGCAGTGACAAAGGAAAAACAGGACACCCCCTATATGATAAAATTTTATCATATGAGACCACGAAACAAGGTGCCGATTATATTTATGATGATTTAATAAAATATGCTACTCGCTCGGTTGGCGAAAATAAAGAAAAATGCGACGGACGACAGGATGATGTAGTTGTTATAACATATACGATTGATGAAAATACTATAACAAAATTTAAAAAGGAATTTAAAAAAATACAGTGCTTCGTTAAGGAACCACTTTTCCAAAACTTTGGTGTGTTGGAGGAGGGCGAGATAGAGCGAGAGCAAAAACAATTGGAAACGATTAATGACATACAAAAGGGGTTAGATAATGAAAAAGGCGAGAGTTGCACAAAAACCGGGCTGCTCGAAGGTCTGTCGTGGAGAACAGGATCTACACGATCAAAATGGATACAAACCCCATCGTCCCAAATAGGAGGTGGTGGTTATGACACGGATGGACACAAAATAGGTAGATGGTGGGCATTATATAATTTATGCCGATATGAAGAAGGACGGGCGGAGCGCGTTGATTATGAAGGTTTAACAGGTTTTTATGAGTATATGTTCGCCGATGGAGTGCCTGAAGGGGGGCGAAGACGCCGCAGAAAATCGCGTAAAAAGAGAAGGAAATCACGTAAAAAGAGAAGGAAGTCGCGTAAAAAGAGAAAAAGAACTCGCCGTAGAAAACGTCGCCGTTAAAATATTTAGTAATATTTAATTTTATCTAATTATATATTATATGCCAAGACGTAGAACACGAAGAAGACGTTCTCTTAAAAATAGAAGGGGTGGTGGTCGCACTATCACTTTCCAAAATTTAGACCATATGGCTAATAGTCGTTTAGGTAAAATGGTTCCTCACGGAGATGTTTATACAAATTGTAATACCCAATCCGGTGGAGCGGGTTTCGGTTTTACCAGAGAAGGGGCAGCTGATTCTGCTACTTTTAAAGGAAGTTATCCAGCATTTCAAAAATACGAAAAATCAAAACAGTGTGGTGGTAAAAGACGCCGCAGAAAATCGCGTAAAAGTAGAAAGAGAAGAAAATCTCGTAAAAAGAGTAGAAAATCGCGTAAAAGTAGAAAGAGAAGAAAATCTCGTAAAAGTAGAAAGAGAAGAAAATCCCGCAGAAGAAGAGGAGGAAAATGTGCGTGTAAAGATCCAGATTGTCCAATGGATCATGGAGTCGTGATTGGTCAAAGAGGTGGTTCTTCTCATAGCTATGGAGCACCATCAGCCGGTGGAGATAGACCATGGGCTACCGCGCCATTGGGTATTTCCAAAAACGCAGTATCATGTTATGATAACTATAATCATTATAAAGGGTTGTAATCGCCGTTAATTAAACATCAATTAATATATTATTAATTAATATATTAATGTATCATTTCGCATATGGTTCCAATATGAACATGTTTGAACTAAAAAAATATTTTTGTGAATCAGATTTTAAAATCATCGGTCCAGGATATTTAGAAAATTATATTTTTACATATAGAAATTTTACTATAAGAAAATTATCAGCCAAAGCTAATATCGAGCAAAGAAAAAATAGCAAAGTATATGGACTCATAGTTAAAATTAATAAAAACTGTAAAAAATTAGATAAAAAGGAGGGAATTAAACATGGATTATATTATAAACAACATAATTTAAGAGTTAAACACTGTGAAAATAATAAAGTCTATAAATGTTTTTCATATATTATGAATTTCGATAAAATAGAAGATTATGGAAACCCCAGTAAAAAATATAGACAAAGAATTATGTCAGGCGCTTCAATGTTAAATCTTCCCATAACATATATTAAAAATCGTATTCTTAAAATTCATTAATCATCTTTTATTAAACATACTCCATTTAA